TGACCTCATTTCCCCTTAACGCCGGGGTAGCGGAACAAAAACCTGCTGCATAGTTATTAAAGTTGAACCCTGCCGTCATGTTCTTACGCCTCGGGCTGGCTACTTAACCCCTGACCACTGCCTAGTAACTCGAAGTATTACCCTGCATTCTGTGGGGTGGGGTGAGGGAATGAATGAAGTTTAGAAAAACGAACTTTTCAGGTCAATGTTTTTTTATCAAAACATTTTAAGCAGGCAGCTGTTAAGCCATCATCACGATGGCATACAGTTAATCAAATAGATGAGGTTGGTTAAATATCTTGTTGAATTTTAAAGCATACGCCCAATATGCAAGATAGATCATCCAGCATAATTGAAGGGTAGCGAGGATTCGTGGGGACTAAAAGAATATCCGGCCCTTCTATCTCCAGTTTACGAATGACAGGTGTTGTGGTCCCTTTGGGTAAGGCAAGGACAATATTTCCTGGTTGTACGGTTCGATCGGGATCAACAAAAACTGTTGAACCATTTGGGATGGAAACTCCCCCACCAGATGTTGACATACTGTCACTCTCTAGAACAACTGCAAAGGTATTGGCCGGGATTTCTCCGACAAGCTGCACACAAGAGGTTATTGAGGAATTTTTCATATAATCACTCCAGCTTGCTGCCTGCTGAAGTGATAGTAGCGGAACCGTTTTTATCGGCGGTAAAGATAGATCAAGCGAATCACCTGTATTTAACTCTCCTCCATTAAGAAGCCAATTTTCGTTTACTTTCAATATATTTGCCAGTGAACTTATGTAACGCGAGGACGGCGCTCCTCCACCGTTCATCCATTGACTTACGGAGCCTTTTGATGCGCCAGTGGCATTGACAAGGTCTTTGCCTTTCAGGTTTAGCGCATGCATACGTTGGGTTATGCGTTCAGATATTGTTTGCTTGCTCATGTTTTGATTTTAAAACACAGATGGTTTTGTTTCTTGACTTTCTTTGGTTTTGATTATTAAACTTTTGGCGTTCAGTTTTATGGAGCGACTCATGAAAAAATCAGAAGTATTAGGCTATTTTGGCGGAGTTGTTAAAACAGCCGCAGCTCTAGGAACGTCAAAAACCACAGTCAGCATGTGGGGGGAAGAGGTTCCGTGGAAATGGGCGTTGCTAATTCAGGCAGTCACTGCCGGGGCGCTCAAATATGAGTTACACATACCGACGGTTGTCATTCCCGGTTCTGATCATAATCCGCCTTCTAACCAAGGGGGGATTCATGAAAATCAAGCATGAACACATCCGCATGGCGATGAATGCCTGGGCGCGTCCTGATGGCGAAAAAGTTCCAGCAGCTGGAATAACCCAGGCTTATTTTGAGTTGGGTATGACGTTTCCTGAACTGTATGACGACAGCCATCCGGAAGCCCTGGCTCGCAATACCCAGAAAATTTTCCGCTGGGTAGAGAAAGACACCCCTGATGCAGTTGAAAAAATTCAGGCGTTGTTACCAGCGATCGAAAAGGCAATGCCACCTTTGCTGGTGGCCAGAATGCGCAGCCACAGTTCAGCTTATTTTCGGGAGCTGGTGGAGACGCGGGAGCGACTGGTGAGAGACGCTGATGATTTTGTCGCAGTGGCAATCGCCGGTTTCAATCAGATGAACCGTGGTGGCCCGGCAGGAAATGCTGTGGCAGTACATTGACTGACAATAGCCATATCGAATCGCTTCCGGCAACTCGTGAGTAAAAAGATTCGGTATCAGAAGAGGTGAGTATGGCTAACGCCTGGCTCAGATTATGGCATGACATGCCAAATGACCCGAAGTGGCGAACAATTGCCAGGGTGTCAGGGCAGCCAATTGCAACAGTGATGGCAGTGTATATCCACCTCCTGGTGAGCGCGTCGCGAAATGTCACGCGAGGTCACATTGATGTCACGACAGAAGATTTGGCAAGTGCGCTCGACGTGACAGAAGAGGTAATTGATTCAATTTTGCAGACGATGCAGGGGCGGGTACTTGATGGTGATTTAATCACTGGATGGGAAAAACGCCAAGTGCTTAAAGAGGACAACGGCAATATATCGCAAACCGCAAAATCTCCTGCAGAGCGCAAGAGGGCGCAGCGAGAGAGGGAAAGAAAGCGGGAACAAAATGGCGATTGTCACGGCGCGTCACGAAATGTCACGCACATGTCACGACGAGTCACGACAGATAAAGATACAGATAAAGATACAGATCAAGAAGATCAAAATACTATGGTCCATGGCGTAAAAAACGCCACGAACCAGGCAGGGGATGTTCAGGCCGTCAATCCTGGTCAGCCAGCAGGCACGACACCGGAAGCCGATTCAGCGTATGCGCTGAAAGCCGATTCGGGCGCTGTGCAGCAGGTGATGACCGCAAGGCCGGAGCAATCACACCAACTGCAGCAGCCTGAAGCCGATTCCGCCATTCAGCGGGAAGCCGATCGGGTAGTTCCGGAAAACACCGGGCAGTCTGTGGGACGAGTGGATTATCCGGATGTGTTCGAACAGGTCTGGCGGGAGTACCCGTTGCGTGCCGGGGCAAACCCGAAGAAATCCGCTTTCAGTGCCTGGAAGGCCAGATTACGCGAGGGGGTGCCACCAGAGGCCATGCTGGATGGCGTGAGGCGTTACGCAAGATACTTGGCGGCTACCGGGAAAACGGGAACGGAATTTGTTCAGCGAGCGACGACGTTTTTTGGACCGGACAGGAATTTTGAGAACCCCTGGTTGCTCCCGGTAAGCGGCACGAACAACCAGCGTTGTGTGAATCATATTTCTGAACCGGATAACGAAATTCCGCCGGGCTTCAGGGGGTAAGTGTTAATTTCTGGTCATGAGGTAATTTTCAGGAGGGCTTGTGGCAAAAGTTTTTACACAAGAAGAGCGGGAAAAAATTAAAGGGCAGGTTGTTGAACTCGTACGCCAGAGTGGGCGCGAGACGTTACGACAACTGGAAGCTAAAACTGGGGCAACAAGATATCTGATGAGCGTTCTTGCCAGAGAGCTGGTTGCCAGTGGCGATGTATACAACTCTGGTTACGGGTTATTCCCGTCTGAACAGGCTCGTAAGGACTGGCAAAATGCCCGCAAAAAACTCTCAATGGCAAAGCTGAAGAAAAAAACATCTGTGGTTGATCCGGACCTTATCTGGTCGTTACCAGACGGAGAAATACGCCGCTATGACAGGCGTCTGAACATAATCTGTCGCGAGTGCCGGAATAGTGAAGTTATGCAGCGTGTACTGGCTTTCTATCAGGGGAATTTTCAGGAGGCGGCGCAGTGAGCAGGATTGACTACCAGGAATTGGCTGCTGCTAACGCTTTCCTAGCTGATGTACGGGCGGTGGCGTTTAACGACCTTTGCGCGGCGTTTGCCAGGCACGCAAAAGTTGCAGGACTGGATGATGCCGATACCGTAACGCTTAAGGAAGTGACAGAAGCATTGTTGCATTGTGCGGAACAGATTCGCGCGCCTGAATAATTAAATTTAGTGTTGTAAATAAAATTTAATCCTTAACCGGAGGGATTTCTGCACCCTCAGAACATCAGGAGGCCGCCCGAAAGGGCGGTAATGAAATGCGAAAGTTCAGAATAATTATTGAAACGGGAATAGCTGGTGGAGATTTTGAGGATGTATTCGAAGTGGATGATGGTGCGACACCAGATGAAATACAGGACGAAGCAAAAGAAATTTTCTTTAACTACTGCAATTACTCATATCACGAAATAAAAGATGAGGAGGAAGAACAAAATGGCTGATTCTGGTTCAACTAAATACAACGTCAGTTTTGAAGAATGGCATGAACTGTTAATGGACTATGCAGAGTTACGCGGTGGAAGTGCCGCTGATGCTGAAGCATGGCGTTATGACTACGAAGCAGGAAAAACACCGGTCGAAGCATATTGTGATGAGTGGGGCGATGAATGAGCGAGATTAATTATCAGGAAGGGCATGAAAAGGCAGGGCAGGCAAAACCAGTGGCATGGCGATATCGCTACGTGAAAAAAGGCGTTACAGACTTTCAGGGGAAGCAGTGGGTTGGTGACTGGAAATATGTCCCGACAAAAGAGGATTGCAACGACAGGCCGAGCTATGAGATTCAGGCCTTATTCACTGTCCCGCCTGTGCCACTGACACCAGAAGGATTGATTAAAGCAGTGCGTTTCTATGAACAGGTAAAGCGTGAGAATCCGCCAGTCGAAACCGGAGCATGGAAAGACGCTGTTGACTGGGTGCTCAAAGAGGCTTGCCAGGCTGTAAACATTGGTACCAAAGGAGATTGATATGACCACTTTTACCGACAAAGAACTGATTAAAGAAATCAAAGAGCGCATAGGCAGCTTGGACGTTCGAGACAATATTGAGCGCCGTGCTTATGAAATTGCTCTGGCATCGCTGGAAGCAGAGGCAGTTATGTTCTGTATATCAGGACAAAATGTAGATTCAGAAGAACATGTATCAACCAGCAAAGCGGTTGTTGATGCCTGGGTTGAAGAATGGAATCAGGTTGACGGAAGTCCTGGCGAACCACTGTACAAAACTATGCCACTCTACTATCACGCTGCCTTGCCAGCGCCGGTAGTGCCGGAAGAAGCAACTCCGGAAAACGTAGAAATGCTCTCTGGCTATGTTTCCACGTACAAATTAACCGATAGCGAGCGCGATATTGCTGCCGAAATATGGAACGCCTGCCGCGCCGCTATGCTTCATGGGAAAGGAGAGTGATATGGCAACTTTAACAAAAAAAGAACGGGCATGGTTGAACGAATTACAGGACGTTCTTGATCGCTGCCCATCACCGAAAAAAATTGGTTTTTACACCATTGGCGATAAAAGCATTTACCTGTATGACCTGCGCCGCATGGATGAAATCATGGAGGCTCTTGATAATCGTTCGTCAATGGATTGGTGTGTTGCTGTCCATGATATGAATGCAGGGTTTGATGAAAAGATTTTGTTCCCCTCATCAGTTGAAAGCACTGCGGGTTAAGGA